GATGTTGCGACATGCAAAGAACCAATTAATAGACAAGGAAAACCTAGTTTGGTGATGGTACTATAATGGGAACTTTATACGATTCACTACAATTAAATTTTGATACGTCAAAATTCGGAGAAGCACTTGATCCGATGGGAGACTTGCAGGTTAGGATAGATGAAAGTTATCCAGTAATTCAAAAGTGGCAGTATGATGCAATAGCAAATAATCAAACTTCATCTAGTTTATATTTTAGAAATCCTGTGGCTAATGTAGTCAACTCTATAATTTCTACTATAAGTTCTGCAAACACTTTTATATATGGATTTGGTATTCTTGCTAATGCGAATGTTGTCATTTCAGGATTATCAAATACCGCAAATACTTTCTTGATACATACGCAAAGAGTATCTGGTGTTTCTTCTTCACCGAACACTTTAGAACCAGATTTTTTTACAGCAACAGGATATGGTCAGATAGCATTTTCATTAGTAAGTAAGTTTGAAGGTATATCAAACAACTCTCCAGTTTTAGGAAGTATGACTAGTCTTTTTGTTGAAGATGATTTGCTTACATATTCAAATGAACTATCTGCAGCTTCATTGGAACTTAAAAATAGTATAGTTGCGGTTGGATTTCCATACACATACGTATCGAATTTATCATCGATAAGAATCACACAAATATTGAATACTATGAATGCTGCAAACAATTTCATGTATGACAGATATACAAATGACAAAGGATATTTTGGTAGAGTTTTAGCGTTGGCAAATAACTACGATCAAATGATAAAATATTCTGCATTTAATGATTTATCTGCACATTTAGTAAACAATTATGTTGGAACCGATAAGTTAAAAAATAACCTATAAATAGAAGATGGCAACCTCATTTACAAACGTAACAAGACAATATAGAGACTTGGATTTGAATTTTAACATTCATCCTGTCCGTAAAGACATCAATAAAAATGTTGGTGATATGGCTGTTATTAACTCCATCAAAAATTTGATTTCCACAAACAATTATGAGAGATTATTTAATCCCATATTTGGTGGAAATATTAGAGCAATGTTGTTTGAAAATATGGATCCGGTAACTGCTCTCAGAATGGAAAAAGAAATAACCAGTATGATACAGAATTATGAACCTCGTGCGACTCTTAATTCTGTGACTATTGTTCCTCAGTATGAGAGTAATGCGTATGATGTCAAAATTAAATTTCGCATAGTTAATCGTCAAGACCCAATACAGATTTCATTTCAATTAGAGCGACTACGATAATGGCAGACCGTTTACAAATAACAGACCTTGATTTTGATACAATCAAGACCAACTTAAAAACATTTTTAAGTCAACAATCAGAATTTCAAGACTATGATTTTGAAGGTTCTGGATTAAGTATCCTTTTGGATGTTCTAGCGTACAATACGCACTATAACGCATACTATCTAAACATGGTAGCTAATGAAGCATTCATGGATACAGCTTTACTTAGAGATTCAGTAGTATCACATGCAAAATCTTTAGGTTATATTCCTTATTCAAGATCACCTGCTGTTGCAAATGTCAATATTCAAGTAATTGTCAATTCAAACGATCCTGTTCAATCTTTGTCTATTCCAAAAGGATTTAATTTTCAGTCAAATCTAATTGACAATAAATCTTATACATTCAATGTAATTGAACCTTTAACAGTATCAAGAACTGGAGACTCGTTTTATTTTGATAATGTTGATTTGTATGAAGGTGTTCTAATTTCTTTTAGTTCAACATATGATTTGACAACAAATCCAACTTCAATATTTACTATTCCAGATACGAATATTGATACTACTACATTAAAAGTTACAGTTCAACCTTCTGCGGGAAATAGTGCAATAGAGACATATTCTCTTGCAAGTGATATTCTAAGTGTTGATTCAACTTCCTCTGTTTATTTCTTACAAGAAGGTAGAAATCAACAATATCAAATATATTTCGGTGATGGAAATATCGGGAAAGCAATCTCCGATGGATCTGTTGTTACCATTGAATACTTGATTACCAATGGTTCTGAAGCAGATAAAGCAAACGCATTTATTCCATTAACTGATATTAGTGGATATGCAAATATTTTAGTTACAGTAAATTCAGTTGCATCAGGAAGTTCAGAAAGGGAGTCAGTTGATAGTATCAAGTACTCCGCCCCATTACAGTTTGCCACACAAAATAGACTAGTTACTTATAAAGATTACGAATCTTATATTAAAAAAAATTATCCGAGTGTGGACTCTGTATCCGTTTGGGGAAGTGAGGATGACATTCCAGCATCATATGGAAAAGTTATTCTATCACTTAAACCAAAGGAAAACTATTACATTTCTGAAATAGAGAAACAACGAATCATTGATGAAATTATCAAACCTAAATCGATAATTGCGATTCAGACTGAGATTCGTGATCCAGAATACTTGTATTTGTTGGTAAATAATTACGTTAGATATGACAAACGTAAAACAACGGATACTGAACAAGAAATAAAAAACAAAATTAGAAATGCAATTTTAAATTATCGTGAATTGAATCTTAATAAATTCGGTGGACGTTTTGTTCTTTCTAAATTACAAGATGCGGTTGATAGTACAAACACGACTGCAATTATTGGTTCTGAAACTATGGTTCGTGTTCAGAAACGATTCGAACCAGAATTAAATGTGCTGAGAAATTATAAGTTAAACTTTAATGTACCATTACATAGAGGAACATTATCTAACAGATTAACTTCTACAGAATTTGATGTTTTTGATTTTGATGGAATTCTTAGAACTGTTACATATGAAGAATCAGCAGAAACATATACTGGTGTTGAAGAAATTCAAGTTGTAAACCCTGGCATTAACTACACATCACCACCGACTGTAACAATTACTGGTGACGGAAATGGTGCTACCGCAGTTGCAACTATCGTCAATCAAAGAGTAGAAAAGATTACTATTACAAATAGTGGATTTGGTTATACCCGTGCTGCTGTAACACTTTCTGGTGGTGGCGGAAGTGGTGCATCAGCTGTTGCAATTGTTACTGCAAGAACTGGTTCTTTAAGAACAATCTATTATGATTCAGATGCACAGAAACAAATTGTCAATGAAAATGCAGGAAAGATTAATTATGAAACTGGAGAGATTATTTTATCTGATGTAGATATTCAAGCAATATATTCTTCTGATAGTTACATGAGATTAACGATTGAATCTGACAAAGGTATTATTGAAACCAATAGAAACACGATATTAGAAATAGATGTAAATGATTCTTCTTCTATAACGGTAGACCTATCTGAAATAAGTACGAAGTAATGACTAGTTTAAAAATATCGAATTTAGTTCGTAATCAAGTTCCCGAATTCGTTCGTGAACAACACCCAAAGTTTGTTTCTTTTCTAGAAGCTTATTATGAGTTTTTGGAGATACAACAAGGAACGCAGAAAAACGATTTAATCAATCAGGCAAAGTCTTTGAGATATTTGTCTGACGTTGATTCATCGTTGGATACGTTTGAGAACAATTTCTATGAAAAGTTTGCAACTTTACTTCCTAGAGATACTGCGGTACGTAAAGATATTCTTTTCAAAAATTTGACAAATCTTTATTTGTCAAAAGGTAGTAGTTCATCATACAAACTTTTATTCAGAATGTTGTTTGGTGAAGAATTAGAAATTATCGAACCTAAAAATGAAGTTCTTCGTGCATCTGCAAGTACATGGTCAGTTGAAAATTCATTGCGTGTAGACCCAGGTACTTTGTATCTGTCACATGAAGGTGATGGAACATCAACTACATTTTTATTACCTAGTGCTGCGTTCACAGTAAAATCTGTTTTAATTGATGATGTTGAAACTACTGATTATTTGGTAAATCAATACTCTAAAAGACTCATATTTAATACCGCACCTAGTGATGGTTCAGCCATAAAGATTTTCTTTAATGATTTTGATTATTCGTTATTATTGAATCGTAAAGTCACAGGTAAGACTTCAAGAGCATCTGGTATTGTAGAACGATTTGCGGTCAGTCTTGTTTCAAACAGAAACATTGAGGACCTATACATCAATTCAAAAACTGTTATAGGAGTATTTGCAAATGGTGAATATTGCGTAACAGATATCATCGTAGAGAATAATCTTTTAAACATAGAATTTTTAACATCGTCATCATTACGTGCTATTAATGTCATCAACGGTGGTTCTAACTATTCAAATGGTGATTTTGTAATTGTATCTGGTGGCGGTGCAGAACAAGAAGCAGTTGCAGTTATTGAAGAAGTTTTTTCTGGTTACATCGATACAATTAGAGTGAATAAACCAGGAGCAGGATTTGCAGTTGGTGGACTTATTGACGCAATTGATCCTCCCCTTGTTGTAAATGGTTCTATCGCAACTGTTAATACCAACTCTAGTAATGTAACTAATACCTATACAATTCTGTCAGATGTTATTATCGCTAATTTAGCAAGTGTCTCTATTAATGCAGCTGATTATGGAATCGCAGGAAAAACAATAAATGAAACATCAAAGATTATTACTTTGATGAATCCAAGAACAATTACAGTTGGTGCTATTGCAAACTGTTTGGTTGTTACTGCAAACGCTGTTGCAACCGCTGTTCCTATTGTCGAAACTCAAGGTGCGACATATACTACAGGAACAGTTCTACATTCTATTACAGGATTCCGTTCAATCGGTGGATATACGATTAATGGTGCGGGAGAGAATTATAGAGTTGGTGATGAAGTAATTTTTGGACCAAATCCAGCATTAACTGCTGGTGTTGGTGCAGCTGCAAGAGTTAGTGCGACAGATGCATCTGGAAGAATATTAAAACTAGACATAGAACCTAGTCGATTAACTGGTACTGCAAACGTAGTTGCAAATAGTCACATCGTAACTGGAACTGGAACAAGTTTCAATACAGAGATATCTGTTGGTGACAGGATCATCGTAAATGGTGAATCCAGATATGTTAATGCTGTAACTAATGCAGTTTCTATCAACTGTAACGTAGAGTTTACATATACAACAGCAGGTGTTGATGCAGCCATAGGTAAGTATTGGATTTACCCAACTGGTGGAACAAACTATACACAAAATAATTTTCCATCAATTACAATTCGTTCAAGAGATGGAACAAATGCAAACGTAGTTATTGATTCTTGCATGGGTGACGGAGAGAATCTAACTGCAACTGGATCTAAGTTACCTGGAGCTATTGTTAAGATTAGAATCGTCGATGGTGGTAGAGGATATAAGTATATTCCGTTCATCAACTTGACAGAATCTGGTGATGGACAAGCAAATGCAGAAGCAGAGATTGAAAGTTCATTTGTTACGTTTGAAGGTAAATGGACAACATCTGATTCTATCATTTCTTCGACAGAAAGAAAAATTCAAGGTAAAGATTATTATGTTGATTACTCTTATATCACATCGTCAAGAGTTGAATTTAAAAAGTACAAACAGATTTTAAAAGATTTACTACATCCTGCAGGGTTAATTAACTATGCAAGATATCGTATCGATAAAGAAGCAAATGTAACTAATTTTGGTGTTACAAGTATTGGACCAAATAAAGTTATCTCTGGTAAAGTTAATATTGGTCAAGGGTCAATATATATTACTGGAGTAAATACTAAATTTGAAGATGGATATAATAAAGGTTATATCGGTATAGGCGATGGTATAGATGTCAATGGTAGAATATACATTGTTGAATCTATCATCAGTAACACAAACGTACAAGTTTCACAAATATCTACAAGTCCTCCTTTAGGTATTACTGCTGCACCTGTTCCGTTCAATGTAACGGCAAACTTAGAACCGTTTATAGTTCTTGGTGCAATCTCAGGTGTTTCACCAGGTAGTGCTGAAGTAACACTAGAGACTGGTGATAGACTATTAACAGAAGATGGAATTATTATCACAACGGAATAAGAAATGGCAAACACAAAAATCACAGAATTAGTAGTTGCATCGTCATTAGATTCTAATACACAAAATACTTTGTTTCTTATTGTAGACAAACAAAGTGGAACACCAGTAACTAAACAAGTTACGATGAGTGTATTAGATACTGTATTTGATTATACAACTGCACAAGCAAACTCTGCATCTCTATATGCGAATGCTGCTTTTCTAAAAGCAAACTCTGCATATGGTTCACAGAATACTACTGGAACATATGCAAATGCTGCGTTCCTACATGCGAATAGTTCATATACTGCACAGAACGCAACAGCGTCTTATGCCAATTCTGCTTTCATAGCTGCAAACACTCCATCGCACGTATCCAATTCTGCTGCACTTTATGCTAATGCTGCGTTTATTCAAGCAAATGCTGCGTACAATGCTACTAATACTTCTTCGTCTGGAAGTTATGCAAATGCATCATTCTTGAAAGCAAATGCTTCTTATGCATTGGCAAATATTAATTACTTACCTGCTGCTACTAGATTAAACGTATCTTATACTGCTGCCGATGCATATTTGTTTGACCAATATCCAGGAAACAATCCAGTTATTCGTGCTCAACCAGGTAGAACTATTGCATTTGATTTGAACTATATTGGTTCTAATTCATTCATGGTTCGTCAATCAATTGATGGAATAAATGTATCAACTAATCTAATTCATGTTTCACCAACAGGCGTTATAACACGTAATGATGAAGCACAAGGAAAAAATTCTGGTATTCTTTTCTGGAAAGTTCCTGAAGATATAGTTAATACTGATTATGCATATCAGAACGCAAATAATCCATCGACAATGCGTGGTATAATTCGTATTGAACAGAATATTGGAGTTGTACAAAATATTGCAAACGCTGGATATGTTCAAGCTAACACTCCATCATATACTGCAAACTCTGCTGCTACATATGCGAATGGATCTTTTGTACAAGCCAACGCTGCATTCAGTACAGCAAATTCATCTAATACATACTCTGCTGCAAATACAACAATTTGGTCTGGTTCCGCACCGACAACTATGCAAGCAGCTATCGATAGACTTGCAAATGCAGTATTTGTATTAAGAAGTAACACAGCTATTCCATAAATGACGGATAAATAATTCCTATGGCAAATACAGTAACGACAATTAAAACTAGATTTAGTACCTCGGAACAATTCAAGGAAAGTTTTGCTGAAGCAAACCCTACTATTTCATACGTTTTCATCGGAAATCATCTAGCATATGCAGATGAAAATACACCGACAGATATTTCAGATACCATTCAAGATGAAAAGGTAGTTTGGAATAATATGATTGGTGGTAAAAAGATTACGGGAAATGACGTTGAACATGTCACGCCTCGTGTCAATTGGACGGCAAATACAAAGTACCGTCAATTTGATGATCGTATTGATGCTTCAACATTATTATCTGCAAACACTACACAAAATCTAAAACCAATGTATATAATTACATCTGGTCGTAGTGTTTATAAATGTTTGTCAAATAATACTTCATCAAATTCTACGATAGAACCTACTGGTGATTATGCAACATCTAACGGTGTTATTGATACAGCAGACGGTTATCGTTGGAAGTATATGTTCAACATTAAACCAGGGAATAAGTTTTTAACATCTGATTGGATTCCTTGTCCAACAAGTAATGCACAATTAGATTACACTTCCAGTAGATTAGGTGTTGTTGATGGAGAGTTGACAACTATTGTTATTACAGACGGCGGATCAAATTACAGTCATGCAAATGTCAATGTTGTTTCGTTTATTTCTGGAACAAACAGACTGACTATTTCCAATACAACAGTTGTGTTAAATCAGTTTAATATTCCATCACTTGCAAATATTACTAACATGTCAGTTAGTGGTCAGGGTATACGTCCAGGGACATATATTTCGGATATTAATGTTGCATCTGGTATTTTGACACTTTCTACTAATACTAATAATAGTGGTGGAAATACAAATCCATTATCATTGACAAGTCGTGTTGCAATTACTGGAGATGGTACAAAAGCAGAAGCTTCTGTTTATATCAATAATACTGGTAATGTTGCAAACGTCAAATTGACAACGGTAGGTATCAACTATTCTTTTGCAAATGCAACTATCTATGGTTCTGGAAGTGGTGCGAATACTAGAGTGATTTTAGCACCAAAATATGGACATGCATATAATCCAGCAAAAGAATTAGGTGCTAAAAATATCATGGTTGCAGTTCGTGTAGGTGAGATTGATTCTACAGAAGAAGGAAAAATCACCGCAAACACTAACTTCAGACAGTATGGAATCCTAAGAGATCCACATAAATATGGTGAAACAACAGTTGTCTCATCATCAAACGCTAACTCTGCAATATCACAAACTACCGATTTGAATGTTGTTCCTGGGTCATTGTATCAAGTAAACGAATTCGTTTATCAGGGAAATATTTCTAATCCTTCTGCATATGGATATGTGGTAGATCAAACAGAATCAGTTATTAAATTAACTGGAGTTCGTGGAGTAATGACGACAGGATTGAATTTGCTTGGAGCAAATTCTGCAATTCAACGAACCGTTGTTTCAGTTAAAAATCCAGAGTTTCAACCATTCTCTGGTGACATTTTACATGTTGAAAACGTAACTGCGATTGATCGAGAAGAAGGTCAAGCAGAAGATATAAAATTTGTTCTTAAATTCTAAAGGTTAATTCATGCCAATCAGCACTAATTTTAATGTAAATCCATACTACGATGACTACGATGAGGATAAGAAATTTCTCAGATTACTCTATAAGCCTGGATATGCGGTTCAGGCTCGTGAATTAACTCAAGCACAAACTCTACTACAAAAACAAGTAGAAAGATTTGGTAATCACATTTTCAAAAACGGTTCTATTGTAACTGGTGGTCAGGTATTCTTACAAGATGTGACTTATATGAATTTGGAAAGTCAGTATGCAACTACTGATATCGTTGCTGCTGATTTTACTGATAAAATCATTCTATCGACAGATGAAACAAAACGTGGTCAAGTAATTAAAACATATAATGCTACAGCAAATACTCCACATACATTATTAGTTAAACAGATTTATGGAAGTGCATTCACATCTGGTGATTCAATTAAGACAGTTGAAACAGGCGGAGATGCATTTGCGAATCGTGCAAATATTGCTACTTTAGGGACAGGTACAGGACAAGTATTTTCGGTAAACGATGGTGTATTCTACTATGAAGGTTTCTTTGTTAAGGTAGACCCACAAACAATCGGAACATCAATCTATAATAACAATACTGCAAATGCAAGAATTGGTTTTGAAGTTACCGAAACAATCGTTGAATCTGTTAATGATACTTCATTACTTGATCCAGCGCAAGGTGCATCTAATTTCCAAGCACCAGGAGCTGATCGTTTTAAAATTGAATTAAATCTAACAACAAGAACATTAGATAGTATTGACTTAACAAAGTTTATTGAACTTGCACAAGTCAAAGAAGGTGTATTACAAAAAGTAATTAGAACACCTCTTTATGCAGATTTTGAAGATACTCTAGCAAGACGTACCTATGATGAATCTGGTGATTACATTGTAAATCCTTTTCTATTGAGTATATCAACAAATGCATCAAATACTGCTAACATGGATCTTGTTTTATCTCCAGGTAAAGCATATGTTAAAGGTTATGAGTATCAAACAATTGCACCTACAACAATTACTATTTCAAAACCAAGAGATACAATTAACGTAGATACAAAACGTATCTCTGCTGATTTTGGTTCATACGTTTACACATTTAATCATTTTGCTTTATTACCGTCTGATACTTTAGGCGCAGTTGATATTCATTGCGTACAGAATAATAGTATTTGGACTGCAAACACAGCTGTTTATTCAAACACTAAGATTGGTACAGCAAGAGTTAAATCTGTAGTATTTGAAACTACTGCGGTAAGTCAGTCTGATGCAAATACCTACGTTTACAAAACATATCTAACAGACATTAATGTTGGATCAATCGTAGCTTCTGTTGCAACTGGAGTTAATACTTCTTGCTTTGCTTTAGGAAGTACAACAGTAGGATCAATGTCGAATATTGACAATGCATATACTGGAGCAAAGATTCGTATTATTTCAGGACCAGGTGCTGGAGAAGTACCAAAAATAATTACATCATATTCTGGATCAACAAAAAATATAACAACTAATATACCTTTTGCAGTTGCTCCAACTACTGCTAGTGTTTTTGCAATTGATTTTGAAATTAAAGATGCGGAATCATTTGTTGAGATTGGTGCAGATTCTACTAAGTTCACATCTGCTGCAAATATTTACAAATTCTCTAAAGATCAGGCATCTACTTACGACAACGTATTCATTTCTGAAAAATCTCAGGAACCATTATTATTCAAATTAGGTGAAGATTATATTGTAGCAAATTCTATTGCAAATTTCTCTTATGAATATCAGAAGTTTTTATCTGGTGTGTCAATCAGTTCAAACTCAGTTGACTTGGCTTCATATTTGTCTGCTGGTGAAACATTAACTACAACTGCAACATCATCGACTTCAACCAAACAGAAAAACTTAATAGTTCAATGTAAAACAACAAATGGAAGTTATGTTTTAAATCAAGTTATTGCTGCAGCCAACTTGTCTATTTCTGGAACAACATTAACCGTTGGTGGTGGTACAACATACACAGGTACTGCTGATATGTGGATAACTGTAGCTACAAATGCTACATCTAAGAATAAGAACTATGTTCGTGCAAACGTATTTGTTCAAAATTACGGTACTGCAAATAACATTTTTGGTAACAATGCAGTTTATGTGATAAACGATCAAGGTCAAACTCAGATTCATAATACTGCACATATTAATAAGCTTCCTGGTGTTTCTCAATCATTGTACGTTTCAGACGTTGTGTCAATCAATGCAATTTTTGATTTCCAAGGTACGACTATTAGTCAAGCAAACATGGGTTCTGCTGCTAACGTAACAAGTCGTTATTTACTAGATAATGGTCAAAGAGACAGTTATTATGACCATGCTTCTATCGTATTAAAGGCAGGTGTAACACCTCCAACTGGTCCATTGTTGATTAGATACAATCGTTATACCACATCAAATACTCCTGGGTATTTTACAGTAGATTCTTATCTGCGTGGCCACAACAATGGATATTCTGAAGTTGCGTATGAGAATATTCCTACACATTCTTCAATATCTTCGGATAAAGAAATTTACTTATTAAGAGATCATTTAGATTTCCGTCCATGGAGACAGGATGCATCTGCAAATGATTTAACTCTAGCAAATACAAAAACATTTGGTACGACTACAAATGGATTAAAAGTTCCTTTAAATGGTTCGGATATTATTGCATCATTTAAAAATTATTTACCAAGAATTGATAAAGTTGTTTTAAGTGTTGCTAAAGAATTTACTATTATCAAAGGTGAGTCTGCTGTTAAACCATCTAGACCACAAGATAAAGAAGATTCAATGACAATGTATATCTTGAGTTATCCTCCTTTTGTAGATGACACAAGATTAATTTCAATTGTTCCAGTCAAAAATCAAAGATATACAATGAAAGATATTGGTAACTTTGAAAAGAGAATTGAGAATCTTGAATATTATACTTCATTGTCATTGTTAGAATTTGATACTGCAACTAAACAAGACTTTAGTATTTTAGATTCTTCAAACTTACCAAGATTTAAAAATGGTCTAATTGTAGATGCATTTAACGGTACTTCTGTATCTAATGTTCTAGATTTTGATTTTAAAGCATCTATTGATAGAGCACAAAAATTACTTCGTCCAACATTTAATGTTTCTTCAACATTGTTGACAGTAACTCAGGGAGCAAATACAGCAAGATCAGATTATGATGCAGATAATTCTGGAACTAATCGTCGTGGTCCAATCTATACAGTAGATTATGATGAAGTAACTTATTTGGATCAACCACTTGCTTCAAGATCAGTTAATATTAATCCATTTAATGTTATTGATTATCTCGGTAAAGTTCAACTTGACCCATCGTCAGATGTTTGGTATGATGAAAATCGTTTAGCAGATTTAGCAGTTGACATCTCAGGTGATCGTGCTGCATGGCAATTACTAGTTGATGGTGCTGCAAAAACAGAATGGAATTCTTGGCAAGATATCTGGACTTCTTCTGAAACAAAAGATATCGAGACAGGTGCTTGGGCAAGAACTGGTTCACAAAAAGTTGTAACCGGTACTCAAACAGTTATGGGTAGAACTACTGAAACTACTCGTACTTTACTTACTGACCAACGTACCGTTAATACTTTAACAGTCAATACAACTCAACAAGGAAGAACTGGTGTAAAATCAACTGTAACACTTGATACACTTACTAAGTCATTAGGTGATCGTGTAGTTGATGTTTCTATTATTCCTTACATGAGAAATGTTAATATTCTGTTTGTTGCTGATGATTTCTATCCATCAACACAGTTATATTCATTCTTTGATGCACAAGATGTTAGTATGTACGTTGCTCGTGCAAATAAAATTGTATTCAAAAATAACAATTTGCAATATCAGACACAAGTTGGTAATCCAGAAGTTATCACATTTAAAAACAACATTACTGGAACAACTAATGCTCAAGGTATTATTGTTAAGACTTCAAACAATGTTGGATTCTTTGTAAGTGCAGAAGCATCATCTTCTTTAGATGTGGCACCAACATCGGCAACATTAAGTGTTATTGGACAATCAAGTTCTCAAAATAATGTTGTTGATTACTTTGAACATTATACTGGTAATGCTGCAGCTGCAGGTGCATCAACAATTACATTGAATTTACTTGCATCCGGTGCTAACAATGCAACTAACGCAAATTATACTGGTGAACCAATTAAGATTGTAACAGGTACAGGCGTTGGCCAATCCGCAACAATTACTGCATATGATCCAGTAACAAGAATTGCGACAGTTACTCCTGCATGGACTACTGTTCCTGATGTAACTTCACGTTATACAATCGGTCGTTTAACAACAACCAATACAGGTTCTACAGCAGGTATCTTCTTCTTACCAACAGGAACATTTAGAGTTGGTGAAAAATTATTCAGATTGATCGATGATAGTGCAGGAAACTTAGAAGCATCAAGAACAAATGGTGATGCACGATTCTTTGCACAAGGATTATTACAAACAAAGCAAGAATCGTCAATTACAGCAACTGTTCCTGCAGGTATTCAGCGTTCAAGTGTAAATGATACTAGAACTATTCAAACAACATCGTTTGGACAAAGAACAGAATCAAGAAGCTATTACAAAGATCCTCTTGCACAAACATTCTTCGTTAATGGTACTTTATATCCAAATGGATTGTATGTAAGTAAGATTCGTGTTTGTTTCAAAACAAAAGATCCTACTGTTCCAGTAACAATGCAAATCAGACCTACTGTAAATGGATTCCCACATAGTTCAGTCGTTTATCCATTTGGTAGTGTTACTATAACTCCAGATAAGGTTACGATATCTGATAAACCAAATTTGGACGATGCTGCAAAATATACAGATTTTACATTTGATGCTCCAATCTATTTGGCTCCAGGTGAACATTCATTTGTTCTACTTGCAAACTCAAATCAATATGAAGTTTATTGTGCAGAAAAAGGTAAGACAAATCTGTTAGATAATAAACAAATTTCAGACCAACCATATGGTGGTTCATTGTTCTTATCACAGAATGGATCAACATGGAGTCCAGAACAGAATCTTGACATGATGTTTAGAGTTAGTAGAAACGAATATTCAACTACTCCAGCACAAGTTGTGTTTCATGCAAACATGTCAAACACATCATCAAATGTTGTATATGATCTAGTTCATTTGATGACAGGTGAAATGATTCTTCCTGGAACATCGGTAACTTATAAGTTCGCATCTGAAAGAGCTGCTCCTTATGGTGGAACAGTTGGATATAAACCTATTATTCCTTTAGAGAATTATATTGTAAATGATGGTGATCGCCGTCGTGTATTGAACAATACAACAGGTAATACTACGTTTAAGATTCTTGCTACTCTTGCTACAACCGATTCTGCAATATCGCCATATGTTGATATAAACAGATTCAACGTATTGACAGTCGAAAACAGAATCAACAATTTACCATTGTCTAACGATCAAATCGTTATTGCAAATACTGGTAGTGGAATGGTAAATGGCATCTACAGTATCGTGTTATCTAATACTGCTGGTTCTGGTGCGATCATTTCTGCAAATGTTGTTGGTGGTTCGATTAGTCGTGTTTGGGTACAAGATGGAGGAAGTGCATATGTAGATTCTCCATCAGTTAATCTATTTGCTACGTCAGCACAATCTGCTGGTGGATATACTGGTGCTATGTGTGTTGGAACAAATGCAAATGGTGCTTCTATCATAATTAATGGTGAAACATCTAAGTCAGGTGGTCCTGCAAACGCACGTTATATTATGCGTACTGTAACACTTGCAGATGGATTTGATTCTGGTGATATTCGTGTTTATCTAACTGCATACAAACCTGCAGGTAGTGAAATCTACGTTTACTTTAAACCACAATCGGTATCTGATATTGCTAAGTTTTCAGATTTGAACTGGCAGTTATTAACACAAATTAATAGTGGTAACTTTGTATCTACACAAGCAAATGACTTTAGAGAATTGATATTTGCTCCAGGTACAAATGGTGTTGCAAACAATTCTATTCTGTATACATCAGAAACAACATCATTCACAAACTTTAAATCTTTTGCGATTAAGGTTGTTATGTCTGGAACTGACACAGTAGATGTTCCGTTAATTAAAGATTTACGTGTTATCGCTTTACCGGAGGGTAGTTTCTAATGGCACTAGTTAAAGTAGAAAATCATAGTAATCTAGTTCGTGATACTTCATCTGGTGCTATTCTAAATACAGACAGAACCGGATTACAAGAGTATTATCGTAGGCGTGAGATTGCAAAAAAAGAACTTCAAGAAAAAGAAGAAACTAAACTGCGATTGCAAAAAATGGAAGAAGAAATGCAAGAGATAAAACAATTGTTAAAAGAAATTGCAATGATTAGGAAGCAATAATGGCATTAATAAACAATATTAATACACAGAATACTTTTGACCAATGGGTTACCACAACTCAGTCATTAGTTTCTACTGTAAACTCTCTCACAGACGGTCCTGCGATTAATGCAAATACCAGTCTTGATATTACAGGGACAGGTAGTAAATTAAATGTTCGCAATAGTGGTGCAATTAATACACTTTATGCGAATACTGCAAACATAGCTAATATTGCATTTACCGGAAGTGGAATGACTATTCCTGGTAATGTTGCAAGTTTAAATGTAACTACAGACCTTGCAGTTGGTGGTAATACATCTATTTCTGCTAATGTAAATATTGGTGGAAATGTTGTAGTTTCTCAAAGCATGAATGTTGCGAGTAATATCACAGTAAATAACATTACTATCTTTGGTAGAGTAAACGCAACTTTAGGTATAACTACATCCGGTAACACTACATTTGGTAATGTTAATGTTACGGGAACTACTGATACAGAATACTTTGAATATACTACTGCAAATGGCCAATCCATTGCAGTCACAGGAACTGCCACAATTAATCGTGCAGCAGGAAGTGTTCTAACTCAAATAGAAGAAATTTCAATAGCACTATCACTCGTTTTAGGATAAGAAATGGCAAATACGTATAGAAAGAAAATTGCTGGTGGTGTTGGTGTATCACTAACTGATGTTTATGTTGCAAATAGTGGAGTTCAAGGTATTGCGATTGGTATGACCGTTGCAAACATATCTACCGCTCCCGTATCTGCAAACGTCAAAGTGTATAGCGCAGCAACAACCAATTCAGCATTTATTGTTAGAGAATCAACGATTGCAATCGGTGGTACATTAGTTCCACTCGGTGGCGATCAAAAACTTATTTTAGAAGCAGGAGATAAGATACAAGTGCAAATGTCAGCAGCATCTTCTGGCGATGTAGTTGTATCAGTTCTGGAGATCACTTAATGTCATATCTAGGAAATACGCCGGACAAGAATATAATCTATTATGTTCTTGGTATTGACAAATTTAATGGTACAGGAGCATGTACCACATTCACTATGTCAAGAACATTGGCGCAGGATATTGATGCACAAGTTCTTGTTAATAATGTTCAACAGGAACCAGTTGGTGCATATTCTGTTTCTGGAAGTTTGTTGGTATTTACAGAAGCACCTTCTGTTGGAACAGAAAACATTCAAGTCATTTATCGTACTCAGAATGTTGTATCATATAGTCAGTTATCAACTTCAGAAATTCAAGGCGAAGCTGTTACTTCGGCAAAACTTGCTACAGGTGCGGTAACTGAAACTAAGATTGCGACAGGTGCGGTAACTGAAGCTAAACTTGGTGCTAATTCTGTTACTAGTGGTGTTCTAGCAAACGATGCAGTCAAATCAAATAACATTATTGACGGTGCAGTAATATCAGACAAACTTGCAACAGGCGCAGTAACCGCAGATAAGATTGGTACTGGTGCAGTAACAAGTAGTAAAATTGGTTCTGGTGCTGTAGGGTCAACACAATTAGCTTCTGGTTTAACTGTATCGATTACAGGCGGAACAGTTTCAGGTATTACAGACCTTGCGATTGCAGACGGCGGTACAGGTGCATCTGACATATCAACAGCAAGAAATAATTTAGGTTTAGGTTCAATTGCAACGCAAGCAGCAAGTGCTGTTGCAGTCACAGGTGGAACAGTTCAAAATGTAACAAGTTTAACTGCATTTACATCTAATCCAACAGGAACAACTGGTCTTTTCTCAGTAGGTAATACTGGAAT